CGATGGGGAAAGGGGCTGATAGTCCGAACATCCCGGATCAAACGACGACTGTTCAGCAGTCGCTTCCTGCGTATGCGGAGCCGTTCTATAGAGAGCTGATGGGCCGTGCGGTCTATGAGGCTTCGACCCCGTATCAAGCGTTTCCCGGTCAGCGGCTTGCGGACTTCAACACTGCCGAGACGCAGGCGATGCAGGGCATTGGTGGCTTGGAGCGTCCTGAGCAGATTGGGCAGGCGTCTCAGTTCGCCACGCAAGGCGTTCAGGCTGCGGCAAATCCGTACCAGGCGGCGTATGACCCTGCTGCCGACCTCGGCCCCGGTTTCCAGCCCGGCACGATGGCTGACATGTCCACGATTCAGCAGTACATGGACCCGTATCAGCAGCTCGTGACGGACATTGAGAAACGCGAAGCGGCTCGACAGTCGAACATCATGGGAAGTCAGATTGGTCAGCGCGCCGCAACTCAAGGCTCCCTCGGCGGATACCGAGAGGCCATCATGCAGGCGGAACGCGAACGGAATCTTGGCCAGCAGCTTGGGGACATTCAAGCGCGCGGCAGCCAGCAAGCCTTTGGTCAGGCGCAACAAGCCTTTGAGGCGGATCGTCAGCGTCGACTGCAAGCCGCTCAACTTGGCTTGGACATTGGTCGGACCCGTGAGGGCTTTGAGCAGGCCGCAGAGCAGTTCGGCCAGGGCGCGTTCGGTCTGAATCTTGATGCGGGGCGCCAACAGCTTGCCGGTGCTGAACTCCTTGGCAGCCTTGGCGCTCAGCAACAGCAGATGGACCTTCAGCGCCTTCAGTCTCAGCAGGCAGCGGGGCAGGTCCAGCGAGAGCTTCAGCAGCGTGGTCTGGACATCGGGTATCAGGACTTCTTGCGCCAGCAAGCATTCCCTCGCGAGCAACTTGGCATGTTCTCGTCTCTGCTTCAGGGTCTTCCGATTGCGCCGGGCTCGACGCAGGCCACGTTCGGTCAGCAACCGACTGCGGAACAGCAGCTCCTTGGCTCCGGCATTGCTGGAGTGGGGCTCTATAACGCTCTGAGGGGTCAGGCATGAACATTCTCGAAGTAGAGGACCAAATCAAGGGTCTTCCTGACCAAGTGCTCATTCAAGAGGCTTCACAGCCCTCTGGCCGGATGCCTCAGTTCCTTGTTGTTTCTGAGCTTCAGCGCCGGAACGACATGCGTAAGGCCGCACAGAAGCCGCCGACGCGGACGGTGACTGAGAACGTGGTTCAGGAGGGGATTGCCTCCCTGATGCCCCAGCCGTCCATGCAAGCCCAGATGCAGCCTTCGCCGCAGGGTCAGATGCCTATGCAGGCTCCGATGGCGCAGCGTCCCCGCACGTCCCCCGCACAGCCTATGGCGATGGCGAGTGGCGGTGTGACGAAGATGCAGGATGGCGGCATGAGCCCCTTCGGCACGGGGTTTGAAGGTCAGGGCGTCCCTAACATCATCGACATGATTTACGCGCAACAGATGCAGGCTGCTCAGGCTCAGCGAGAAGCCGCCGAAGCTGCGCGCCAACAATCCGCGACTCGCTCTGAGCAGATGCAAGAGCAGGCTCGCAGGGATGCTCTGAATCAGGCGCTTGTTGGCATTGGCACCGGAATCGCCCGTGGTGACATGGCAGGCGGTTTTGCGGCCGGGGCCGAGTCTGCACAGGGCCGAATGAAAGAAGCTCGTACAGAGGCTCAGAGGGCGTCTGAGAGGGCAGAGCAGCTTGCCCTTGCTCGCGAGGAAGCGGCTCGCAAAGGAGAGTTGGGTGCGTTCACTCGTGGCGCAGAGCTTCGCCTTGGGATGGGGAAAGAAGAAAAGCCAACGGCTGCTATTCAGAACCTTCAAATGGCGGAACGAATCCTTGCCGACCCAGCGTCTACGGAAAGCCAAAGGTCTTGGGCGCAGAACATTGTCGGCATGAGGGACGAGCAGTCTTATGCGCTTGATCGGAAGATTGAAACGTTGAGGCAGGCATACCCCGGCGCTTCGGAGGAAGACCTCCGTCGAATGGCGCTTGGGGCTATCCAACCAATCACGGACCCGGTGCGTGGTACAACCGAGGTTATTGACGTGCTGGGGGAGTATCTGGCTGCGCCCGTTGAGCCTGAGAAGACGCCGGAGCAGGTCGCTACGGAGGCAAGAGAGATTGCAGACGCGGAGCGCGAAGCCACGTTCGCCATGACCGATGATGATGTAGCCGTAGTAGACCGACGGCTCACGAATGCAACGGGCTCTGTTGAGCAGTTTTTTGCGCGAGGCGCCAACAAGCTCTCCGGCCTTCTCGGAACGGCAGCCTTCTTCCCCGGAGTCGAAGCAAGCGCAAGTGCGCTGGACCTGATTCGTCGCGACATGGCTCGTCAGATTGCAACGGATGAAGGCAACCGCCTTCTTGTCACGATCTACCGCGACGCCCTTGAAGATATGCCTGACTGGAGCACGTCTGACTCCAAGGCGCTCTCCCTTTCTCAAGAGAACATTCGCCGGATGGACGAAGGCATTGCCAACGCTCGCGGGATTCTGGCGTCTGACACCGCAACAGCGAAGATGAAGTCTGATGCAGAGCGAGCGATTACGAGCCTGCAAGAGAACCGTCGAAGGCTGTATGACCTAGTGCGGGGCACGGCCACGTCTACACCGGAAGATGACATTGACGCGCTCATCAGGAAGTATCAGTAATGGCTACTCGCGCAGAGCTTGAGGCCGCTCTCCGAAAAGCTGATGCGGCTGGGAACGAAGAGGATGCGCGTCGTCTTGCGCGAGCCCTTGGTGGCTACGGGCTTCCACCGCTTCCCACGCTTGAGGAAAAAGCCGGCACCGTCGGTCGAGAAGGCACGCGCAGTTTCCTGAAGAATGTTGCTGGACTCCCGGTTGACATCGTTACCAGTGGCCTCAACGTCATCCCCGGAGTAGATATTGAGCGCCCGATTGGTGGCGGTGAGCAGCTTGGCTCACTTCTGCCGCCTCCCAGCGAAGACCCTGAGCTTGCAGGGGCGCAGCAATTTGGAGAGGTTGTGGGTGCGGGCGCCCCGATGGTGGCCGCACCTTTCATCGGCGGGACGAGGGCCGCAACAGCGAAGGCGGCGCAAGATGCCGCAACTCGAAATCTTGTCTCCCGTGCAAGCCGTGGTCTTCCTGCCGCAGAGCGTGGCGTTGCGCCAGGCCAGAGCTTCGTCTCGGGCATTCGACAAGCCGCTCTGACCGAACCTGGGTTTGCCCGAACGGAGATGGCCTCTCTTGGTGCTGCGGCTACGGCCGGGGGTATTGCTGCTGGGCTGGAGCCTGAAAGCGAAGTCAAACCGCTTATTGCAGAGATGGTCGCTGGTTCTATTCACCCTATTGCATGGGCGTCTCGCCTTGCGGGATCGGGGGCAACACTGTTTCGGCAGGGGGCGCAGTCGCTTACCACCGAAGGCAGAGAGCGCGCTGCGGCCGAGATGCTGCGGCAGCGCCTTTCGGAGTTTGGCGAATCGCCGGCGGCGATAGAAGAGGCTCTGGCAGGGTTCGATAACGCCTTCCGCGAGACGGCGGGGCAAGCATCCGGCTCCCCCGTGCTGTTGGCTATTGAGCGCGCCCTTCTCCGTGACCCGACGGCTACGCGCGAGCTAAAAGATCAGTACGCGCAATCAAAGGCGTTGATGGAAGAGACGATTGACGCGCTCAGGCGACAAGGCTCTCCGTCCGCGCTGCGTGCCGCTGCCGAGCTTCGCCTAGAGCAGTTTGACAAGCAGGTTATTGCTCGAATCGCACAAGCCGAGCGCAGAGCGCAATCTGCTGGCGGGTCGCTTGTGGCGCGAGAGGGGGTTGCCGACCCTGACGTTCGTGCTCGCGAGCTGCTGGAAGGCGCGCTGTCCGATGCCCGCAAGTCGGAGCGTCAGCTTTGGGAACAAGTAGACAAGGACGCACCGCTGTCAACAGAAAGCACGGTTAGCGCCATGCGTGAGATCAAAGACGAGACGCTTCCAGAGTTCTTCAAGGGTTCGGTTCCTGCGCCAATTAGGGCGTTTGTGCGCCGTGCCAAGCGGGCGATGACCAAGCCTGACGCAAAGCCCATCACGACGGGTGAGGTGCTTTCTTTCCGGTCAGAGCTTCTTGACCAACAGCGGCAGGCTCGTGCTGCGGGCGATTTCCAAAGGGCTCGACGCATTGGAATGCTTGCGGACAGTGCGCTTGAAGACCTTAGCTCGGTAGGCGGGGATGCCGCCTCTACGGCTCGCGCTTTTTCTCGTGTCCTGAACGAACGATTCACGCAAGGCTCTGTTGGCCGGACGCTCAGAATGGAGCGGACGGGTGCTGCCGCCGTGCCGGAAGAAATGACGTTGCAATCCACTATTGGTGCAGGCGGTACTCGCGGCGCTCTGCGTGCCAGAGAGCAACGAGAAGCTGTCACGCCTATTCAGGTCGAAGGGTTTTCTCAGGCAGGCAACCAGCGGCTTGAAGAGCTGGTGGACACTCAGAGTCAGTTCATTCGGGAGATGATTGACAAGACGCGGACCCCCGAGGGGGAAATCAGCCCGGGGGCTTTGGCTCGCTGGCGCAGGGCGAATGCTGACCTGCTTTCTGATTTCCCCGAACTAGACAACCTGACGGCATCTGCGGAACAAGTAAAGCGGTTCAGCGACAGAGCAATCTCCCGCCTTGAAGGGCGCAGGAAGGCGGCAGAGCGCGGAGCCTTTGCGTCCTTAGTTGGCACCGACAGCCCCGCGACAGTCTTCACCCGAGCGATGGGCGGTCCCGACGTTGCGCCCGAAGTGGCGACCAAGAGAGTCAGAGACATTTTCCGAGTTGTCCGCTCTGCGGACGATGCCGCCAAAGCTGGTGCAAAGAGCGCCTTCATGGAGTCTTTGCTGTCGCAGACGCAGCGGAAGGACGGGCTGATCGACGGGGCGGCTTTGAGAGAGATGCTGAACAAGTACGGCGATGACGCAATCGCAGCGGGGGCAATGACCCGTGAGGAGCGTGCTCGGCTAAACAAAATGGCTCAAGCCGCAGAGCGTGTCATGATGGCTGAGCGCAACCCCCGAGAGCTAGAGCAGTTGGTTGAGAACCCTTCTGCACTTGAAGACTTGATTGCCAGCCTTGCGGGCGCCAAGTTCGGTCAGGCTATTGCGGGGCAAGGGATGGGGTCTTCGCTGGTCATGGCGGGAAGAATGGCCCAAATGGCTCGCAACAAGCTGAAAGACGCTCCGGTTCAGACCATGAGCCAAATCATGCTTGAGGCAGCACAAAACCCCGACTACATGGTTACTCTCCTGAGAAAGCCCACCACGCAGCGCGAAGCCGCTCGACTGAGCAGGCAGGTTGAAGCGTTCATGCTTGCATCGGGGCTGGCGTTTGATGAGGAAAAGGCGCTAGAGGAGTAAAAAAGAAGGGGCCGGGAGGAGGAGGACTCCCGACCCCTTCGAGCCGTGGCGGTGGCGAGGAGGAGGAACCACGGCACCCTGTCATTGTACCCTACGTTTCAGCCTTGGGAAGCCTCGCGCTTCTTCTTCAACTCCCTAGCCTTCCTGCTGTACTCCTTCTTGATTGCCTTCAGGTCTTCAACCGTGTAGTGCTTAGGCTCATGCGGCCCTTCCAACCACTCCACCTTCTCTGCACCAATCTTCTTCACGAGGTTGATGCGGTACTCAATCAAGTTTCCAGAAAGATGCAGGTTACAGGCAGAGCATTGTGCCGACACGTTGAGCGGTTCAAAGCGTAGCTCAGGGCAGGCGCCGACTGTCCGATAGTGCCCGGCGTGATACTGCCCCTTGTGATGCCTCTGACACGAGATACACGGCTCTCCGTAGTCCCGCTCCCTCACCCATGCGTTGAAGGCTGTCTGCGCCTCCTTGGCCCACTCAGAGCGCGTCTTGAGCCGATCCTTTGCCGCCTTCGTCTCACGCTTGCGTTCCCTCTGCTTTGCGTCCTTCACGGTCTTGACGGCGCACATGGGCGAGCACGCTTTCTGCCCCATGCGGTCGGGCTGGAAGGCCTCCCCGCACCCCTCGCACTTCCGCTTCCTCGGCTTCTTCTGCTGCAAAGGCGAACGCTTCACTCGTGACTCCGTGTTGACGTGACGCTGTGGTCATTGTACATTGTCTACTGGCTCAAGAGGAGGAATGCCGTGACTGAGGACGACATCAACGCCATCAAGGCGTCTATTTACTTCGACCTTGCAGAGATGTTGAAACGCTCTGACAGCACGATGTTGGGCGTTCCTTTGGCAGAGCAAGACAGCGCAGACCGCTCGCTTGCGGAGTTCCGCTACGAGCTTCGGTCGTGGGCAATTCATGGAGGGAAAGACCCCGATGAGGAGGAAATATGAGCAAGATGGGTGACTACATCATCCGTGGAGAAGAAGAAGGTTGGCTGGAAAACACAGGAGAACCAAACGTGTATGAAATCGTGAAGAAGCCGGTGCAGAAGGCTCGGCGCAAGCTCGGCAAGCTCCCCTTTGCCGAGATGGAAATTGGCGATGTGTTCGTCGTCCCTGCCGAACCCGATCTTCAGAAGGCCATGACGCCGGAAGACCAGAAGGGCTGGGCGTCGGCGCTGCGTAATCGGATTCAGGCGTTCCACAAAGCCAATCCCGATACCCAGTTCTCGGCTCGCATGATTCCCGAAGGAGTCGAGTGCCAGCGGGTACGATAAGCCACAAGGCGAGGAGGAGGAATGAGAGAAGCAAGAGGGGCGTACGCGTTGACGCCTGATGGGTGGGTGTGCGTGCTGACTCATGCTGACCGAGTGATTGCGGGAACATATGATCAATGGGTCAAGATTCTTGACGGGCCAGAGGCTGGCGTTCACCGCTGGTATAGCCCTCGCAATCTGCGGAGGCTTGAAGCCGAAACTAAAAGTGTGGGGGAGGAATGAGGTACACCAACAAGCACAACTTGCCCGACCCCGTATTTCGTGCGCTGACTGACGACAAGTACAGCAAGGGCGGCGCGGACCTGTCGGTGACTCAAATCATCGACTCGCCCCGCATCTCCCTCATGCGTCAGATACACGACGACGACATCGAGGTCGATGCGATTGACCAACTCTGGTCGGTATTCGGCACGGCTGTCCACAACATCTTCGAGGAGTACGCGGAAGGCGAGTACGAAGCGGAGGAGCGGCTGTATCTGGACACCCAGGGTCTTACGGTCTCCGGGGCAATGGACATCCAGCAGGTAGGCGAGCATCAGAAGATTTGGGACTACAAGATCACCTCGGCCTTTACCCTTATCTTCGGGTCTCAGGTCCAGCGTGACGACGGTTCTATCGTTTACCTCGGCAAGCAGGAGTGGGAGAACCAACTAAACGTCTACGCCCACCTTCGGAGGAAGGGGTATCGCAAGGACGATGCGGGCAAAGACACGATAGGCGCGCATACGGATGGTCTGCGGATCATTGCGCTCCTGCGTGACTGGCAAAAGTCGAAAGCCGAAATGGACCCGTCCTACCCTCAGATGCCGATTGCTCTGATTCGGATTCCGGTGTGGTCTCCAGAGGAGCAAGAGCGGTACTTCGAGGAGCGGGTTGCCGTTCATCGGGAGGCCCGCGAAGTCTTTGCCTCGGATGGTATCCTGCCTCTGTGCAGCAATGAGGAGCGTTGGCAGAAGGATGCGAAGTGGGCGGTGATGAAGCGCGGCAACAAGCGTGCGCTTCGCGTCTTGGACTCTGAGGACGATGCCAAGGCTTACGCTGGAGACGACAAGAAGCTGTACATCGAGGAGCGTCCGGGCCAAGCGGTTCGGTGCGAAAAGAACTTCTGTAATGTGGCGCCGTGGTGTGACCAGTTCCTTCACGGCTTGGAGGCGGGATGACCAACGAAGAAATCCATAACGCGCTGATGCGCCCCTTTCCGGTTGACCGGCTTCATTGGCGTGCGGGTCCGACCAAGAAGGACGGCACAGGCTGCATTGCCCTTGCCTACATCGACTCCCGTGACGTGATGCGCCGGCTGGATGAGGTGGTCGGTCCGGCTGGCTGGCAATCCAAGATGGTCCCTGTAGGCAACGGACGGCTTGCCTGCGAGCTTTCTGTGAAGTACGGGGATGAGTGGATCACCAAGACCGACGGCGCCGGAGAGACGGACGTAGAGGGCGCCAAGGGCGTGTTCTCGGACGCCCTGAAGCGTGCTGCTGTACTGCATGGCATTGGCCGGTATCTCTATGCTCTGCCGAACGAGTGGGTCGAAATGGACCCCCGGACGAAGAAGATTGTTCGCCCGCCGAATGTTCCGAAGTGGGCGACGCCGGAAGGCTTTGACGAAATCCAGGCCAAGAAGCATCCGGCAAAGGCTTCTGGTCCAGCACCAGAACCCGAGCAACCGGCCCGCCGCAAGAAGTTCCGCAATGCTAGTGACGCTGCTCTGTTCTGCGATGCGGCGATGGGAATGCTGGAGGCCAGAGAATCAGTACGGGAGGTCAATGACTTCCTGAAAGAGCACAAGGAGGAGATTGAGGAGATGCAGTCTGATTACCCCGAGGCGTGCGAGGAGTTCAAGCGCCAAGTCACTGACATTCGAAACAGCAAGGAGGAAGCATGAGCAAGCAATTCGACAACACCGGCACCGTGTCTATCTGGGAGCGTGATGCTCAGGGCAACGCACCCATCATGTCTGGGACGGCCTACGCCCACCGTGACATCAAGCAGGGCGAGGCGTTTGACATCGCCCTTTGGTACGGCAAGTCGCAGAACCCCAAGGCTCCGAAGTACACGGGCAAAGTTTCTGACCCCTACAAGCCGGAAGGCGGCAATCAAGGGGGCCAGCAGCGTCGTCAGCCGGCGCAATCAGCGCAGCGGTTTGATGATTTTGATGACTCGGAAGTTCCTTTCTGACATTGGGCACCCACTCCCCTAAATATCATGTGGAGTATGAGCAAGGGAGGTCGGCTAGATTGGAAGACCTCCCGAGCCATGCTTGCCCATATGGGGCGGCAGAGATAGGCCGGCGCATGTCGTGGTTGGCCGGGTGGAATGACAAGGACATGGAACAATGCGGCACGTCATCCGAACTGCTGATCAGGCAGATCAACTCGCCCGAGAGGTAAAGGACAAGCTCAGGACCATCGAGGCCATCGAGGTCTCCGTTCAACCATTCAAGCCGCCGAAGACCCGAGACCAAGAGGACAAGTTTCACGCCATGCTTCGCGACGTGGTGAAGGCTGGCATTGAGTGGAGCGGCCGGAAGCGGACCTTTGACGAGTGGAAGATACTGATTAAGAGCGCCATCCAGTATGCGGAGGGGAATCCGGTAGACATCGTGCGGGGCATCGAGGGGGAGGTTGTGTACATGCCTTCGTCCTGCGCGACGTGGAAGCGTCAGGATTACTCCAACGCCATTGAATACTTGTACGCCTTCGGCGCCGAGCACGACGTACACTTTACCGAGCAAGATTGAACAAGAGAGCGCCCTATGGAAGCAACGGCAAGCACCGCTGCGCCCCGACCTATTCTTGAAGTTTTCTCAGAGCACTATTGCATCCCGAAAGAGATTCTTGGCAAGTATTGCGTCACCGGGGAGAAGACCAATCTTCCCGGCTCAGGCCTTCCGGTTGAGGCTGTATCGTTCTGTTACGGTCCTTTCTCCGAACCTGACGCCCTCAAGTGGCGGTCCCTACGTGGAGGCCAAGAACACATCGAGGGTTGGCCGAAGTCTCTTTTCGGCATCGACCAACTCCCAGAAGACCGCTCGACCCTTGTCATCACGCAGAGCGAACTAGACTGCCTGTCCTTTGCTTCGGCAGGCATTGCGTCAGTCTCTCTCCCGTTATCCGTCAATCGGATCGAAAGCGGTAAGGTCCATAGCTCGGAGGACATCAAGCTCTCTGCCCTCGGCAACAGCATTGAAGCCCTTGAGGCGGCACAGAAGGTCATCATTGCCACCCATGCCAGCGAGCAAGGGGAGGCATTGGCAGAGGAGGTGGCTCGAAGGATCGGCCGAGCGAAATGCTGGCGGCTGTCTTATCCACAAGACTCAAAGACCCCATCCCGCCTGTTGCGCAAACATGGCCCAGAAGCCCTCCAGAAAGCCGCAGGAGAGGCGAAACCCCTCCCCCTTGAAGGTGTGTACACGGCCAACGATTACGCCGCTGACGTGCGCGCTTTGTACGAAGAAGGAATGCCGGAGGGGTTGTTCTGCGGGATACCTGGAACGGAGGAGTTGTATCGGGTCTGTCCGGGTCAGTTGTCGGTGGTTACAGGCACCCCTTCAGCGGGGAAGTCTGCTGGGGTGGATCAGATAATGATGCACCTTGCCAAAGAGCATGACTGGAAGTTCGCGGTTTGCTCGATGGAGAACCCGCCGAGGCTTCACATTGCCAAGCTCTCTGCAATCTACGCCAACCAGCCCTTCTTCGACGGCCCGACGCCCCGCATGTCAAATTTGGAGCGAGAAAAGGCTTTAGGGTTCATTAATGACCATTTCTGCTTTCTTGAGAGCATGAGTGGCGGTGGCTCGACCATTCACTCAATTATTGAGCGGACCAAGCAGGCGATACTTCGGATGGGGGTCAGGGGATTGGTGATTGACCCATTCAACTACATTGACACCGAGGGCGACCCAGAGAGTATTCGCAAGCTCCTGCGGTCTCTTTGCACTTTCGCCAAAGCTCACGACCTGCACGTATGGCTGGTCGCCCACCCTTCCAAGATGTACCGAGGTGACGATGGGAAGGTCAGGGTGCCGGGCGGATATGACATCTCCGGCGCTAGTCACTTCTTCAATGTTGCAGACGCAGGGTTAACCTTTCACCGAACGCCAGAAGGCAACGAGTTTCACGTCTGGAAGGCTAGATTCATGTGGACGGGGAAGCTGGGGAAGGCGGAGCTAGGGTTTGACCCGCCGACAGGAACATTCTGCCGACGGGTCGTGCGCGATAGGTGGGGACCTCCAGCTTAGTCCAGTTCGTCGGATAGCGGGGTCTCGCGCTCGAAGTCTAGTTCGTCGTCATCGAGGCCCTGCTGTTCCAGCTTCACCATTCGCGCAATTTGTCGGATCAGTTCAAGCCGGTCGTCATGTGCGGACGGGTCGGTCATTGGTCGTTCTCCCATTCAGTTACCCAGTCAATCTGTTCCATCGGCCATCGGCCACCCAACATCCAGATTCCAACCTGCGCCCAAAATCTCACAAGGGGCGCCCTTGTCCGCGATCCAAACGCCCGGATTGGCAGATTGGCCCCGGACACTCTTTGTAAAGCTTGCCGCGAACAATTTTCCCAACGCTTGAAACGTCCAAGCTAAAAACTGTTGCAATTTCCCTAAGAGTTTTCCCGTCTGCGCGCATTGCTCTCATCTCCGCTACTTCTTCGCTTGCAAATCGGGCGTTCGGGTTTTTCGGGCCTCGCCCAGCCCAATGCCTCCCGTTTTCTTCAACGTGCGCTGCAACCGCGTGCGCCATGTTCTCTGCCGCCGTAACCCACTCTAGGTTTGAAGCGCGGTTGTTCTGCCGGTTTCGGTCTAAGTGGTTCACTTGCAGCCCCGGCGCCCAACCTTCAACAAAAGCGCGAGCAACAAGAACGTGAACCGGATGCCCTCTTTGCACCCCCTCCCGGCTAAGTCCGACGCGCAAGTAGCCGTTCTCTGCTTGCCGTTGGGCAAGCTCTTTGGGCGGCACCCCGCGAGTCGCGCCGAAAACAGTTGCGACACGGCGAGAAACAGACCGAACACGCCCGCACTCAGAAACTTTGTAAAGCCCTTCGTACCCGATTACATCTCGCCAGTCCGTTGTCTCGCTCACGACCCACCCCCTTCGCCCAGCAGGGCGCGGGCCTTACGCAGGTCTCCGTTTAGGTCGTGCATCTGCCTGTACTCTGGCGCTGCGTATGCTGCCCAATCCTCCATGTCGTCGGCTGCTTTGCGCAGGCCAGCCTCCAGCTCCGCCACCCGCCTCCGCAGCGCGGCGATTTCGTCGTCGGCGTCAACCTGCGCTTGTTCCAGCCCGTCAATTGCTCGCTGCATGTCTGAGCGCAAGCCAGCCCGGCCGGGCACATACTCACCCACGCACATCCGAAGCGCGTCGATTGAGCCTGCACTGTCTTCCGCATAGCTCCGCTCACCCATCCTCGCGGCCCTCCACGATCTCAGCAGCCCGCTCAAACAGCGCATCTGCGCGGACGCCCTCCTGGGACATGCACAGCCCCACCTCCCGCAGCGCCGCCGCCACGGTCGGGGCGTGGGGCTCGTTGCGTTCTGCACCGGGCAGGTCAGCCGCCAGGTCGGGCGATCTGTACTGATGCCCGCCGTCCAGGTGGATGTCTCGATCTCGTGGGCTCATGGCCTTCAACGCGTCCAGCTCGTCGGCCTTGTCGAGGAGGGCGAGCACTTCACCGCGCGTCGGCAGTCTGTGCATCGGGGCGGCAATGGCGTTCATTTGACACCAGTCACGCAGCTCCTCCCGTCGTTCCTTGCTGATGGTTTTCATTCGGCGTCCTCCTCGGGCTTGAGCCAGATTCGGTAGTTGCCGAGTGCTGGCGTCTCGACGTATCCGACACTCGCGCGATACACGCCTGGGCCATGGGTGTCGTGCGGCGCCGAGACGCTCTCTCTCGTCCCCGCGTCGATCCACCCGCTGTCCGGCCCCTCGGGCATGGCGTCGAGGATGGACTCAGCGAGCTGCAGCCGGCCCTCCAAGGCCCGTTCGAAGTCTCCACACTCGTGATCGCAGCGAAGGCCCTCAACCAGCGCCTCCAGCCTCTCTCGTGCGTCAGTCATGGCGGGGCTCCTCGGAGTGCTGGTGAAACCAGCGCCAGAACAGTTCGGGCGGCGGATTCTTCTCGGGCGTCATTTCTCTCCTCCTGCGCTCTCGTCTGTGGGGCGGCGGTCAGTAGCCACGGCGCTGCCCCGTAATCCGCGCTCCGGTGTAGCCAACGGCTGAGACGTGCGGCACCTCGACCTCGCCGCTGTCCATGCGCGCCTGGAAGCGTGCAACGCACACCTCGCTGCACAGGTTCGGCGCGTCGTCGGGGCAGTGCTCGTCCATCGCCACGCTGCTGTAGCGCCGCGATTCCTCGCCCCACTCGAAGTCCCGAAGGCACTGAGAGCAGCGCCAGACTTTTTTCTGATAAGCCGTGCTCACACCCCTTCACTCGATTTGGCCTCGGAAGCCATCTCAATGGCGCTGCGCGCTTCCGCGAATACGTCGACGGCCGTCGGCCCCTCCTCGCCCGCATCGGGCTGGTGGGCGGCGATGATGGCGAGGCAGATGGCGCGCTTGAGGTCGCGGTCGTCTGCACGCACAGGCACCTTGCCCGGGCCCATCCGCACCTCCGACCGCCATTGGCGACAATGAGACCAGATGGTCTCGGCGCTAGCGCGCTCTCGCTCCATCAACGGCCCAAGCTGCGACCAGTCGGTGAGGGGGGACCATTCCTCAAGCGGAACGACCGGGTAGGCGTCCTCCATCCGCATGAGTATCGACCGGCCCTCCGGCTCCATCACGCATCGGGACACACGCGTGTTAGCAATCTCCGCGAGCCTCAGGTTGATCTCGTAGTCCGTCAGATCACCCATCGGCCTGCTCCCCATCGTCGGGGGCGGGGGCGTCACAACCTTGCCCGCCCTGGGCTTTGCTCTCGGCCTGCTGGATGTAACGCAGCGCGGTCTCGTGGCGCGTTTCGCCGGGGTGCTTCCTCGCCACAGCCATCAGAAGCTCGCTGTACTTGCTTTCCACCCCCTCGGCAGCGGCGGGGCGGGCGAGGGCGAGGGCGCTGCGGACACGGTCACCGGCCTTCCGCATCCGGTCCCATGCGCGCCCGGTATCCAAGTCCGAAGGGCCCAGGAGTTGAGCCTTCTCGCGGTAGTTCGCTTCCGCCGTGGCTAGCTCTGCCGCCGCCTCCCTGAGCCCCTCCGGCTCCGATGGCGCCATGTACCCGGCGACGGCGCGTTCTCTGATCGCCCCCATGACCTTCTTGATCGTCGTCCAAGGCACTGTCACGTCGCGGGTGGCCTCGTCGCCGTCTTCGTCAAGTTCCTCGATCGTGAACACGAACTCGCCGTGGTACGCCGCCTTCGTCGCGCCGCTCGGCGTCAGCGCCTCCATGAACGCCCACGCCGGCACTTCCGGCTCCGGCGCCTCGTCCTGCGGGGCTGCGGTGGCGAGGGCCATGATGCGCGCCGTGGCGTCGTTCTCGCTCCACTCGCCGTCCATCGCGTGACGGATTACCTTCCGCACCGCGCTCTCTGGTATGTATCTCTCGGTCATTACAGATACTCCTCTAGCTCAAACACCAGAAGGGTCTCCCCCTCCACAGAATCATGCTCCAGCAGTTTTGCATTCGGAGCAGCAAGGGCCGACAGGGCCGTCATCAGTTCGCCCACGGTAGAGCCCGCAGGCACAGACACTTCGTACACCTGCCGGACGATGGTTGCAGTCTTTACCTTCATGCCGCCCCCATTGCCATGCCAATGATTACCGCCATGCCTGCCACTCCGGCCACAATACACATATCCACGATGCAGAACAGCACTTTTGACAGGGCTTTCATGCGTACCTCTCCGTGATCAGGTGAAGCGCCACCAGCGACCGATGCGAGTACTGGCCGAGCACCATGTCGCCCGCCATGACGAACCAGCGCGGAGCGTCGCTGCTGTAGTGCAGCTCCATCCGCAGGCCGTGCTGGCGTACTGCGTTGGCCTCGGCGCGCTGGTCCTCGCGGAAGGTCTCGTAGATGGCAAGAGGGTCGGTGGTCATGCCGCGTCCCTCCCGCTGTCCCCGTCGATTCCAACGTCTTCCAGCAACACAAACCCGTGTTGCAGCTCCGAGCGGATCATCCGCAACCGCTCCTCAATCGGGCAGAATGTCGCCACGTCGAGCAGCCCGCTGATGACGGTCAGAAGCTGGTGCATCTCCTGAAGCGCCGCACGGTCCTCCTGAGCGCCGCCCTCCACTTCTTGGATGCAGGACCGCAGACGCTTCAATGCCTCGTCCGTGGCCTTGTCGTAAATTTTGTCGCTCATGCTTCCTCCTCCAGTATCTGCACCACCTCTGCGCCGAGCAGATCGACCACGCGGTCGATGCCTTCGTCGATCAGTTGACCGTTGATGTTGTCCAGATTGTCCTGAAGCCTGCGCCTGATCACACCGCCTAGCGCATCGTCCAGCGCCAGCGCCTGTCCCTCCGCCTGTCGTGCTGCGCCGAGCATGATGACCAGCGCCGCCTCCAGGTCAGTGCGCGACACGCGGGCCATGACAGCCTCCACGCGCTCGGCTTCAATCTCGCCCTGGCTACGCTCGGGGTAGTCGTGGATGGAGCGGCCAATCTGACCGCCCACGTTCGTGAACTCAGGCATCACACACCCTCCGGTCGGCGGACCTTGGTTTCGGTCCAAGGGACGGGGGCGCCGTCGGGGATAGGGAGGACGGTGGAGTCACCACTAGACCCCCAAGATTCGCCCTCTGCCTTGGGCTCTTTTTCGTAGACGTACCAAAACCCGTCCGAATCCATCGCCGCCCATTTCCACACAGGGTCCAGGTCCGCCCACGGGATGAGGCCGGAGAGGCCGTCGGCCTTCGCTTCTGCCTCCACCGGCTCCCGCGCCATCATGGCGTCAAGGGCGCGCTGGGCGTCGGCTTCGGTGGCGTAGGCGATGCGGTTTTCGACGGCTTGCGCCGCAGTGTCGCCGCTCACTTTTGACGGCTGCTGCATGTAGGGGTCGACGATCAGCACCCACACCTCGCCCGACTCCGGCACCTCCGTCAGCGGCGCCGGAATCTCGGCGCGGGGGATGATGACGGTGGCGGGGCGTTTGCGGATGGCGTCTTGAATTTGTGCAAGCACGCTGCCCGGAGCACAAGGCAATCCAGCTATAATGGATGCCAGTGCCTCCCGCACGTCCTCGGGGATGTCGTCTCTGATTTCTTCGGGTTTCATCAAAACTTCCTCCTCGCCGCACCATGCGGCATGTGTCTATCTTCACCGCTCGCGCACAATTGCACAAGCGCATTTGACGTTACATATGTAACGCACCTAGAATTGACCCTGTTGATTTGTACAGGTGTCCTCATGGCTCGCGAACTTTCCCCCAAGGCTCGACACTTCGCCCGTCTGCTGCTCGAAGGTAAGAGCCAGCAGGAGGCATACCGCGAGGCATACGATGCGGACGGGTACACCGACAAGTCGGTCAACGAGAAAGCCTCCCGCCTGCGCGCTGATCCTCGTGTGTCCAGGATTGTCGAGGATGGAATGCGTGACCTTGAGATTGAGTCTAAGCGTCGATTCATGACCGACGCTGAACTCGTGGCAGGGAAGCTCCGCGAGGTTGTCGAGAACATGGACACCGGGCGCCCCATGAATACGCAGATCAAAGCCTGCGAGCTTCTGGGCAAAACTGCGGGCATGTTCACGGACATTCTGGAAGTCAGGGACACGCGAGAAGCCTCCGAAATTCGGCAGGAGCTTGAAGAAAAGTTGCGAGCAATCCTCGGAAGCCAAGGGACCACCGAGGACCGTCCGTCCGTTCACTAGTCGCCCTGCCAGATTGCATCAGGGCGCATCTCGGCCAGCCTCACTAGCGAGACAAGCGCCCGCCGCGCGTTTCCTTCGGTGGGCTGCCAGTAGTCCTCGCATTCGTCATCAGCAAGCGCGTCAATTGCTGCGCGGAGACTTTCGACGGTTTCGCCAGCCGGCCGGTTATAGATTGAGCGGATACCCTGCAAGTGAATCGCTAGCCTGTCGTCGGCTATCTCTGCATAGGTGTCCGCCCAAACTTCGGGGCAAGGCCATAGGCTCACTGATACACCCTCCTCGGGACATAGGCGGGGATGATTCCCAGTTGACACAACGTCTCGGCCGTCTCGCTCATCGGTTCGCCTGCCACGTCTGCCGCACGCAGGCATTCCCTAGCACGCGGGCATTCCATCGCCCCGCACCCTCGCACGGGGTAGAACACTCGCTCCGCGCGCTCCTCTTTCAGATAGAAGCTCATTCCTCTCACTCCTCAACTATTCCAAGGCGTCAAGCCTGATTCAGATCTATTCCATCCGGTCAAGTGACGGTCAATCGGATCAATGAATCTGCCGACGTGCCGTCACGACGTACCGGCCACCGTTCGGGCAGTGTCCGCGAGCGCCCACGGGGACCGTGAACGGGGTGCGGAGTTTGCCGTGGAAGCCAGCCATTGGGCCGGACGTGTAGAACAGAGTGAGCGTGTACATGGCTCAAGCCTCCCTCGCCACCTGATCTATTGCGTCCGACAGGCATTCCCATTCGGGATGCAAGCTGTCCCAGAGCATCGGGGATCGGTTGATGTCTCCGCCATCGTGATCGAGCACGGTCCAGGGGATATAGCTGGCGCTGCCGTGTCGAGCCTGGACCGCACGATTCAGTCGCCGCGCGCGCCGGACGGCTGCGAGGATCGTGCGATGCTTGCTCAGAGGCTTCTGATTGAATGTGTCAAAAAGCGTATACATGGTTGATTCTCCTCGGCTTTGGTAGAATGGCTGTCCATTCTCTTTCACAGTTCAGACGATTGAGCGCGCCGGATTCGAGCCAAGAAGGCCGGTGCGTAGTGCTCCGCTCGGAACCCGATTCCGTGGAGCATTCCGGGCGCTGGCGGGAATGGTACGGGTATCTCGTCCATGTATGCCCACCATTCGACCTCCCCGCGCGTCACGGGAGCCAGCGTCACCCCTTGGAATGCGTGAGGCTCCAACGGCCCCAGCTCGCCCGTGGTGGGCGAGTAGGCAAGGACCATTCCGTAATGCACGGAGGCGCGCTCCGTGTCCACGGGTTCGCTTGCGGGACGCCAGCGGATCGGGGCCCCGGTTGCATTAGCGGATTCCATGACACGGATCACGTCTTCCAAATCGCTTTGAATGTCGTACAAGCCAGGCCAGCGCATGTCAGAGTTACGCGCCTCTCTGAGTGCTCGACGCAATTTGTTGAGGGCGCTCACCGGCCGGCCTCCGCGAATCGCTCATGCACGTCAGGCGCAGCGCGGCGGGCCTCGGGAGTGCGGAGACCGGAGCCACGGCAGACGATGCGGCGGGCGCGCAGTGCCTTGAGCGTGGCGCGGAATTCTCGGGGCCGCATGACGCGGCCGGTCGGAGTTGCAAGGTAAGGCTTCAGCATTGCTGTCCCTCCCCTGTCATACGCCACATGCCCGGTCCGTCGGCCGGGGAATAACTCATCTCGCCAGCGTCGGGGTACGCGGCGCGGATGTCGTCATATCCGTGCCCCGTGGTCGGGCCCATGAGTTCCGACAGTTCGCCACACAGATCGTTATATGCGCGTGCGGAATCAGTGTGCGGATTATCCGCCTGATATTCTGGCTCCTCGACCAGCGTTCGCCCGTACCGATGCCACCCGAGCGTTTCGAGCGCGTGCATGAGTTCTTCCGTCTCCACGGCCCAGCAGTGCTGTCCGTCGTCAATGATAGTCACGTCCATACTTCCTCCCTTGATCCGCGCGCGCTCTTAATGCGAGAACGCGCGCAGAATCAACGCCTTGTCAATTGATCGGGTTTTGATCCAGGGCACGCAGAATCGTGGTCTCCGGGATGTCACGCTCCGTGATGTTCTGCCCGCAGAACTCGTGTGCCGCGACATAGCGCACACGCACTACCTCGCCTGCCGTGTTCGTCGTCGTGTGAATGTCCGTGACGGTGCACGTCTGGCCCTTGCGGTTCTTGTACTTCGTGCCGATTGCGATCATGCGTCCCTCCTCGGGTAAGCGCCCCGAAGGGCGCGTAATGGGTTCAGGCTGCGCGGTCTGCCAGTTCCTGCTCGGCCTCATCCTCGACGGACGATGCCCAAAGCTCGACGGCCGTGCTCAGGTAGTGGCACGCCAGCCCGGACCACGAGACGCCCTCGGGCGGGGTCGGCAGCTCGCCCATGCTGTCCTCGATGAACTGGAGCACGTCGTCACCGTGCTCGCCCATCGTGGTCAGTGCGGAGTGATACGTAACGGCCGGCATGTAGGCACCGGACGCGCATCCGCCCTGACAGATAGCGGCCACGTCGGCGCCGGTGATGTCCTGCTTGATCCACGCGGGCACGTCGATGTCGAGTTCCGCGATAGGCCGGTCGAAATCGTAAATGTTCATGCTTTTTGCTCCTCTAGGGCGCGGGATGCGCCGGTCTGGTGACTCTCGTCTAGTTCGTGATTCTGTGCAATGGGTTTATGCGTTACGCTTGTAACGGTTAGGCGTGCGTCCCTACCGAATCATCCGTAATAGCGCGTAGCGCCCTCTCAATTGCCGCTTCGGCGCGCTGCCGCTCGTGATCGGTCAGACGCCGACCACTGGCGAGCAAGTCCTCCGCCTCAGCCGCGCGGGCGATTATCCGTTCGAGCAATTCGGCCCGAGTCATTCCTGCCGCCTCCTCTCAGGCGACCCCATGCCGCCGACACCCCGGACAGTGACACCTAGTCACGCCGTCATGCAAGGCTTTTTCGCGTTACATACGTACGCCAGAAAAGTGTGGACACGCCGATGGGACGCGCCTATTGTCGGTCCTGCCATATCGGCACCCAATCCGGCCCGGTCAACACGACGGGCCACCATTCGAGGGGGAAGCATGTACACGATCAAGGTAAGCATCGACGGCGAGACGGAATTCCTTTCTGCCGCCGACAGCGCATCCAAGGCCGGAGGCGCTATCCAGGACGCGGCTGGGCTCGCCTATAAACGCGCAACCCGCTACACCTTGTCTAGCGTCGCCGCACAACAGACCGACGCCGCCGAGCGCGCCCTACTCGACGCCCTAGCGGCCGGACAGCCTCACGATTGCACCCTGCAAGGTATGCCAATCACCATCACTCTCGAACGCACCTAACCAACACGGGAGGGACGGACTAACCATCCTCCCTCCCCAACCTTTCATCCTCCTGTACGCCCCTCTAAGCCAAGCTCTACCCCTAACCTAATTCAAGATACCGCCCACCCCATAAAGCGCCCACAAATCCACTACGGAGCCTCTAGGGGTATGCGGTGATTCGAGTGATGGCTCTAGGAGGACTGCGGGGAAGGGAAGAGGAGGGAAGAGGAGAAGAGAAGGGGTGCAGAGGAGAGAAAGGGAAGGGAGGGGAGGAAGAGGAGCGGAAGAGGAGCGGATTAGTAACATCCCACCCCCCACACCACCCAAAATCCATTCGTCACAACCTAGACAACTGCCATTCTTGTACAGGTTCCTACCCTCCAACCCTGGACAAAGCTGGTGCAAGGTGAGGGCTTCTCGCCCTACGGAATACCGCTCAAAGGTGGACACGGGATGGACAGGGGAGAATTTCGGGCAAAAGAAAGGGGCCGCTAGGGCCCCTGAAGGTGGCGCTGCTGGTGTTAGGTGCTAGGTTCTCACTGGCATGATAATTACTTTGAACCCGGGCACCGCCTCGAATGTGCAGGGTCCTGATTCGGAAAGCGTCATTTTCATGGCTGGGGTCTTTACGCCCTCCGCTTTTGCGACTGCCGCAACCCAAGTAGACGCGTCCTTCATGTAGCTGGGGTTCACTGCCGCCATGCCTGGCTCCGCCTCCTCCGCGTTGGTGAGGATGCGCGCGCAATCAGGGAAGGGCGATGCGCGGTAAAACGCGGTGACGTCAACAGACGTTGCGCCCTGCCGGAGTGTTGCTCTTCTCTCCGCATCCCACGTCACGGACACGGTGCCGCTTGCCTTTGGCGCTTTGATGGGATCGGCGAACAAGTCGTCATGACCGCGGTCCTGTTCGAATGAGTCAATCGCGAGCGCGACCATTCGGTGCCCGTCCGTTGCATATGCCATGCAATCGGGCGCGCGGATGCAGATACGGGCAAGGTGGGGACGGCTGCCGCTGGCGCTGACCTTTGCCAGCTGGGCAAGAGCGTTCCAGGCTGCCGCACTGCACTCTATGGTCACGGTTTCGTCTACGTTCGTGATAACTGTCATGTTCATCGTCTCTATCTCCTCATTCCGTGCAATCCGCACGCAAGGGCGCCCCGTGAGACGCCCGAGCCTGGGGGCTGTCAGGAAGCCTTCCAGTCTGCCGAAACGTCCTCAACGGGCGCGCCGCCTTCCATCCTGAGCGCGTGCCCGATGGTCCAGTTCATCGCGTTAGCGAGTAGGCGCGCATCCTCGCGCGTCTCGACTGTGCGAATGTCCGCGACAACCTCGCGCGGTACTGCCGACCCTCTCGGGTAGAACGAACCGTAGAACGTGACTTGATACATGGTGCTTCCTCCTCAATCGCAGCACGTCGCTGCATGAGTACACCTTACTACGTTCGTGCTCCCGTGCAACAAGAATCCACATTCACCCGACAAACGGTACTGATATCCATACAGTGCCCTGAAAGCTCCTGTATGGCTCTCTGGGGGCCGTTAGCCTGACCCTGTACTCGCGCATTCCCCTGACCCTTAACGCCTCTCCTGCGCTCACTGTGAGGCTACAGCGGATCGGGAGTCCCGTGCGCGGCAGCTCCAGGGCCGTCGAGGGGCAGGGGAGGGGCTGTGAGGAGTTGGAGTCCCGGGGGGATGTGGTTACTAACCCCTGCCCTCAAGGATCAATTTTCCACCCACAAAGCCGTTTGTCGGGTAGCTGAAAAAAATATGAGAAGTTGTTGGGCGTCACGGTTACACTTGTGGTGTTTGTTTGCTGAGGAGGTGTGTGATGCGTGATGTGATTGCGTTTGGTGTTGTTGGTCTGGTGATGGGTTCTTTGGGCGCGCTTTGCTACAAGCGGTATGAGGAGTCCGTTGAGCGGTTTGCGTTTGCAGAGGTGTGTGAGGAGAGGGGTGGTTATGCGGTGGAGGGTCGGGGCGGGATGTTGTGTGTTGACCGGGCGGTCGTGATCGAGCTTTGAGGATGGATGGCCGGTTTTGACGCCGGCCTCCATTTTGCTACGCACGCCTTTCCCCAGACACGCTCATTGTACAACGCGGCTAGAAGTTAGGGAACATCTCTGCGGGGTCGAACCATTGCCCGCATCGAGCGCAATACGGGCCTTGTGGCGCCACTCTGACAAGATCGCATCCGCAGTTATTGCAAGCCCACACTGGCGTCCGCTGAACCAAGAACTTTAGGTGTGTTGCTTTCTCGCCACACTTGGAGCACTCCATCGGCATCTTGACGCCGACCGGCGCGACAACACGATACTCATGCCCGCACGCATCGCACAACGCTTCACCTTCGAGGTGAGGCTGGCGCGATTCCTTGGCAGACTCAAAATCAATAACAGTCATGGTCAGTGCCGTTCTGTGGTGATTCGAGCCTTTGTGACCGTATCGCCAGAGGGGTCCTTAGTTCGCAACACCTCGTAGGTCTCCCCATCTTTTGGCTCGGCCGGGATCGACCATCCGGCCGTATGTTTCATTTTGACCATAAATTCTGACGCCTCTGTAAGCGTCATCCTGCGCGTCGTGAAAATCTTGACATTTACCATCACATCGTCGCCAATACGCCTCATCGCCTTGCTCCAAAACAACTACACCAGAATCCATTAGTCACTTAGTCATTGTTGTGCATTCGGTTGATGTTCTGTCGTGCGGACTCTGCCAGCGTGACAATCTTCACGTTGTCCTTGGTGAAGGGTTGGTCCAGGTCGATTCGGGTCATCACCAGTGCATCCCGCCGCTTGCCTCGAAGGTGAAACTTCCCCTCCCACACTTCGATGAACCCTTTTAGGGTTAAGTGCCACCCGATATTTCGGCGCTGTGCGTTGCGCTTCTGGTCCGCCCATGCTTTCTGATAGCCCGCGTCACGGGCCTCCACGTACTCCTGACGGGTCAGTCCGTACTTCTTGAGGTATCGCTGGTCGCGCTCGGACTCAATCTTCTTCTTGCGGTCCTCTGAACGCTTTGAGGCGCCGCCTGCATGACGACTGGCCCCGAATTGAGCGACGATCTGCCTGACCCGCTCACGAGAGATGCCGACTTCTCGCCCAAGCTCCTCCAGTGTCCGACCCTTTCGGTACTCGTCGGCCAGATATTCATTCCGCTCGGTGTTGTCCACGCTTCCTCCTCTTGTTCGTCCAGATGGACGGATAGACCAAATCAATTCCACGGTAGTTACGTCGTGCGTACTTTCGAGGCTGACTTAGAACAAACCTCCAGCCCCGCTGATAGCACATGCCCTGAATCCTGATTTGTGGAATCACGGGCACTTGGCGCCAGCCTTGTAGTTGTTGGCAATAATCGCCCCATTGAATAGCGTCATCGCCCCGGCAAACCATTTGTGCGAATTACTCCCCGATTCCTCGAACTTCTTGTACGCCCAATGCTGAACAGCCATCCCCGCCAGCCCAAACAGCACCACTTCTCCGTCAGACGGGCTTTCGCCAAGTATCGGGTTGGTTTCTTTCAACGAAGGATTGTCAGCAACCCCGAGGGTCGTACACATATCAACCGCACGAGTCGCCTGCATGGTGTAGTACAAAGGGTCTTCCGGCATGGAAGAACACCCTGACACCACCAACGTCACTGCAAGCACTGCTGATTTCATCGTATCCATTCGATGCCCCTCGCTATGTTTCCTTTTTCAAATTATATGGACGGCTTTTAAGAGCTTTCTCCAGACAAGGCCGAAATGATCTTGCAAGCAATGTCATGCGTTAGTTGGCGCTCGTAATGCCCGCCCGGATCAATGACGGACTCTGATTGCTGAACCGGAACCTTCCCGCCCCAGCCGTCGTCGACAAGGATGTTTGAGTCCCATTCTTCACGAGTGATGCCAGCCAGTGCTAGCTCGCGGCCGCTAGGCTCCCAGTCGGTCGAATTGATTTGAATGCAGAAATCTTTGCCGTCCACGTTTCCGGTAATCACCGTCTCGTAATATTTGCTCTTAAGCGGCTTGATACGCATGTTCATGGAGCCTCTTTGTTTTCCAGCAGGGCGCCAAGGGTTGCGGCGTACCTTCTGTTAAACCCGATTGGCGTGCGCGGATACCACTGCAAGCACCAAATGCTGTCCGCCTTGATCATGCGCTCAATCTCGTCAGGTCGCGCGAGTTCGTCAGCGTCAATAGCGCAGGCATCCAGAAACTCCGCAGCGGATTCGTAGCTAGAGCGGTGTTCGTTATGAGTGATCGAAAGTTCTGCCTTGTGTTCTGGTAGACTCGCTTCTAGCCCAGCCTCCAACTCCTCCACGCGGTCCCGCAGCGCAGCAATCTTTGCACTTTGCTGGGCAATCACATCGGCTGGGCTCAGCTTCTCAACACGCTTTGTTCCGTCGTTCATGCCGGCTCCTCCACCCTCTTGTCTTCTGGCACGTCTTCCTTGTCAGGGTCTTCGATAGGGCTCAGCCAGTTTGCTGGGAAGAACCAAAGGCCATCGCCGCTATCCATATCCACGATTTGCAGGCCGGAGATTGACCGCCCCACCCCTCGACTTGGGTGCATGGTTATCTCATTGCCCGTTGACGACTCGCCAGTGCAGATACCCGTCTGACCAATCATCGTCCCGTCATTGGTGAACGTAACAACCACTCGCGTTCCCGCCGGATGCAAGTCAGCCATCTTGAACACCCAACCATTCGACAAACATAGACAGCACGGTAATCATGTTTTGAAGGTCGTCGCGCTCAATACCAAACCCCGCGCCTTCAATCCGCTCCCAAGTGATCGCAAACTCACTGTGATTGGCCTCCTCGTACTCAATTTCGACTCCAGCATTGTCAATAATGCTGATTTTGTAACGACACCCGCCGTCTCGGTGATAAACGTAAACAACTGGCTCTATTTCGGTCGCAAGCATCACAAATCTCCTCTAAAACGCTAGTCTAGCACTTCGTCACGCTGACCATTTGACTTTCTGACGAACGGTCTACCACTTCATCGAGGCCAGATTTCGGGCCAAATCGGCCTTTTTTTTGCGTTCTGCGTACCTTTTCCGGTCTTGTTCGCGGGTTTTCAGGGTTTTGGGGCTTGGGGATTGGCTTCCGCCGCCTTTCAGGCACCCGCAGGACCTGGATCGCCCTAGTCGAAGCGTCCGACCGGCCCGAACAGCCTGCCTTCCGCATTCGCACTGGCACAGCCACTGAGCCTTGCTGTTCTTGTCGTTCTCGACGCGCTTCAAGACGGCCAGTTTGCCGATCTTGAGCCCCGTCATGTCTTTTGCTCTGCTCACCATTTCATCCTCGCCATCTTGAGCGCCAGATCGTCCTCTTGAGGCTTTGGCTTCGACACCTTGTCTTTGCGAGTTCGGTTTCTTCCGCCAAGCCCCCTGCACGCCTTGCAGATTCGAGCCCTTGGGGTCTCAAACTCCGAAACTTCTGACCATCGCTTGCACTTCTGGCACGTCCGGTGGTGCCTTTTGGCCCTAGCAAGGCACCCACAGGACTTCGTGTCGCCCCGCCTCAAGCAATGACCCCGAACATGCTTCTCCGTACCGCACTCGCACTTGCAGAGCCACGTAGCCTCGCCCTTTTCGGTAGACGGGCCGCGTTTCACAACAGTCAGCCGACCGAACTTCTGCCCGGTCAGGTCAATCAGATTGGACATTCATTTCTCCATCAAGGAGAGGCCATCGTACTACAAGGTATGGCTCAATGATGCGCTATCTGACGAACGGCGTACCATTTGAGAGTGCTGACAGGGAGGTTGCTATGGAGGTCTTCTTCGGGGTGCTGTGGCTGGTTACGCTGTGGATCGCATGGCGGGACGGGTTTGTGGCCGGCATGAACTGTGTAGAGGGGATGCTGCGGGAGAAGAAAGCCCCCAACGCCACCACGGGCGGGAAGTAACGAAGGGGGCTAGAGGGATTCTATCAGCTTTTTCGGCGGTAAAGAGATTTCATGGCCTTTTGGGTGTCGTGGGCAGTCTGCTTCTGAATGTACGCAAATACTTTCAAAAGCATTGCGTGTACATCTTCACCAATCTCTGACAGGTCGCTTGAGCGAACGCCGAGACAACAGTGGTCCAGCGCATCGGTAATCGTCAGCAGCGCCTCCTCAAGCGCAGCCTCCTGCCCTTGTTCTTGCATAACTTTTTGCACGTTTTCTGCGTACATCACTCCCCCGAGACTCTGTTGAGATACCAGGCGGCCTTTTGAATGTCCTCTTGGAAATCCCCCTTCTTGCCCGCCCTGAAGACGTACTTCATGGCGTTCCCTCGGCAGAACCCCCTGAACTCTTCTTCGGATAGCGCGGACTCGATGGCGTCAATGCACTCCACCTTGCCCGACGTGTAGTGCGGAGGATGATTGACCGGATCGACCGGCCCGGTGAACGACCTGGAATCAGGGTCCATGACCCAAGACCCGCACACATCCAAATCTTCATCGTGCATCACGCCGCCACTCCTCGTCCGTACTCCTCAACGAACTTCTCAAAAGACCCGACATACAGGTCCCTCCACGTCCCGCTTCTGAACCGCTCGACCCTCACAAGAGGCGTCTTGAGGTTCATATGCAGCCCATAGCGGTAAACAGGCTCTACAAGGCCCGTAGAGAGCCGTGCAAAGCCCATACGCACCAGAGCAGTAGGGTCGCCAAGGGTCGAGCCCAAAGCCCGTGCGACGCTTTGTAGGCCCCCTTCGTCAAGAACGAGCTTGTGTCCGTGTACTTCCATCGTAGCGGTGTTGTTCATGCCTTGCTCCTCTGGATGGGTGCCGGTTACGAATACCTAGGATTCCGGCGCCAGTCTCTCGTGCTGGCCGATCAGGATGGCCCGGGAACAACCCAGATTCCGGTCACGGGTAGGACTTGAGCCGTTTGGCGTCGCCTAAGCCCGGTGTCCGCCCGACCCGCTTAGACCAGTGGCCCCTCAACACAAAGGGCATAAAGCACAGATTAGCACAATGGC